TTAACCGAGCTACATTAGCACAATCACCTACGACCAATCTTCCTGTAACGGCTTGGCAACTCGGCAACTTAGGATTAAGTGCCCAAACAATATATACAAGTGGAACTATTTCACAAGTTGATTATACATTAGTTGCGGGCTTTGTGACAGATATTTTGAATCCTAATACAACTTCTATACCCGGTGGTATCTGGGATTTTAATATATGGGGATATTCTAATGCTACTACTAATAATCCAACCGTATTACAAGCGGTAGTTTACATTTATGATGGAATAAATGCGCCTGTTTTACTTTCCACATCCAATGATGATACATTAACTAATAATGGAATATTTATTCAGCAGTCAATGTCGTGTTTAGTTCCACAGAAAACTGTATCATTATCTGATAGAATATATGTAGAAATTAGAGCAAAAGCAACTACCAATCATAAAACTGTAACATTGGCATTCGGAGATTATACTCCATCGCATCTACATACCACAATATCTTATGTCGGAGGAACAGGGTTAGTAAAAGTTGTTGACGGGGTTACACAAACATCTGCTTCTCTTTTAGTTGACGTAGATGTTGCCTCTGCTGCAAATATAAATCAATCAAAGATTAGTGGTTTAACCACTGTTGTAGATAATGTAAATTCATCATATACCACTCTAAATACTCAAAGCGCAAATAACTTAAGCAATTATACTACTGTTAATACTAATAGTGCTAACTGGAATTCAGTTTATTCTAATACCAATTCTAATAGTGCGAATAATATGTCGGTTTATTCCACTGTTAATACTAATTCAGCCGTTCAATGGAATTATCAAGGAATCGACGTTAAATCATTAACTGGTAATTGGCAAAATACCTTTACTGATTTCTCTGTTCAGTCAGCTAATAACTTAAGCAATTATACTACGGTTAATTCTAATAGTGCTAACTGGTTAAGTAATTATACTAGTTTTAATACTCAGTCAGGAAACAATGCATCAGTTTATTCTTATGTTAATAATAGTTCAGCGAATAATCTAAGTAATTATACTACTGTTAACACCTATTCTGCAACATGGAATGCAGGCGGAGGAAGCGGAATTGACACCGAAGTTAGAGCATTAACTTCAAATTGGCAACACACTTACTCAACAGTGTTGGCTAATAGCGCAACGTGGGGTACTGGTGGTAGCGGAGGAACTAATACAATAAACGTAGAAGATGCAAATGTTATTATTGCATTGTCGATGTTCATTTAAATAAATACTTTCATGCCTTCTTATTCTAAATTACCTTTATCTCAATCTGAAAACGGAAAATCTATACTAATTTCTTTATCGGCTCTTCCGGGGAATTTAATACATACTGCGGTGAATACAACTACCGGAGCAGATGAAGTATGGTTATATGCATCTAATACAACAGCATCAGATAATATCACTACCATTTATTGGGGTAGTACCGCAACAAGTGATTTTTTATCACAGACTAATATCCAAGCATATGCAGGATTGACCCTACTCATTCCCGGTATTATTATTAATAATAGTTTACAGATATATGCATTAACCTCGTCTCCTAGTGCTGTTAATATCAGTGGATACATAAACAGAATTTCTTAATTATGAGCATTAGATACGGCCAGAAAGCAGCAACATCTGCGGATAAAATAATCTCATCCTCTTTCATGGGGTATAATAGATTTAATAATCTAAAAAAACCCATTGCGGCTGCAACTAGTACAGATCGTCCCACCGATTTGCTTGCACCACCTGTTATCTCTAGCGCAGAACAGAAGATTGCTTTGTTGGTTTTTATATCAAATGATTCATCTAATTTTTTAGCTTTTACCGTTGCAGGCAACTATACAGTTGATTGGGGAGATGGAACAGCACCACAAAACGTCTCATCTGGCGTCGCAGCACAATACTCCTATAATTTTGCAACATTTGATCCAACCAATTCTACTCTAACATCTGACGGTTTCAAGCAAGCATGGGTAATTATAACGCCACAAGGAGGCGCAAATATAACATCTGTAAATCTTCAGACCAGACACTCTTCCATGCTGGCGCTTAACTATTACAGTCAACCCATACACGAAATATATCTTTCTGCTCCAAATCTAACATCATTAACAATTGGGACAACAAGCGGTGCATCTACTATATATCCTAGACGTTGCAGATACATTAATTTTATCAATACAGGCACATTAACCAGTTTTGCAAATTTACTATACAGCATGTATAGTTTGTTGCTAGTTGATGTTGGTGTAACAGCAGCAGTGACAAACATGTCAGGTATGTTTGCTTTTTGCTATAGTTTATTAGATGTTAGATTCAGTTCTAATGCAAATTTAGCAGGTTTGCTTAATGTTGCATCAATGTTTTATGATTGTCGTAGCTTATTAATAGCTCCACTATTTAATACAGCAGCAGTGACAAATATGAGCACTATGTTTTACCAATGTTATTCATTGGTGAGTGTACCGCTATATGATACCCGTAGCTGTATTAATATGAGTCAAATGTTTTATACTTGTTATAGTCTTAAAACAGTTCCAGCATTTAATACAGTTAGAGTAACAGACATGAGTAGTATGTTTTGGATTTGCACTGGTTTGGTATCAGTACCATTATTCAATACAGTGGCTGTGACAACTATGAATAGTATGTTTTATCAATGTCATAGTTTGGAAACAGTACCATTATTTAATACTATTGCTGTTACAACTATGAATAGTATGTTTTATCAATGCTACTCATTACAAAATGTTCCAGCTTTTAATGCAGCTAATGTATTGGCCATGAATAGTATGTTTTTTGGCTGTTATTCGTTAATCAATGTTGAGTTGATTAATACTATTAAAGTAACAGATATGACTAGTATGTTTCAAAACTGCATTAGTTTAAAAACAGTTCCTTTATTCAATACCATAGCTGTGACAGGAATGTCTAGTATGTTTAATTTTTGTGCCAGTTTAGTAACAGTTCCGTTATTTAATACTGGCGCTGTGACAACCATGAATAGTATGTTTTATAATTGTTTTAGTTTATCATCTGTACCTTTGTTTAATACAGCAAACGTTCTTAGTTTTGCTAGCATGTTTTATAGCTGTTATAGCTTAAGAAGCGTACCATTATTCAATACTATTAAAGTAACTTCATTTAACGGCACATTTAATAGCTGTGTCAGTTTAATGACTATTCCTGAATTTAATACAATTGCTGCAACTGATATGACAAACATGGTTATTGCATGTTATAGCTTAACTACATTTCCCGCTATGAATTTGAATCTAGTAGGTGCTTTAACACTCACTAGCTGCTTTAGCTTGGCTACTTTTAATGCTACTAATTTAAGAGTCACCACATCTTTTAGCAATTGCAAATTTGCAAAAGATGCTCTTGAAACAATCTTTACAAATTTAGGAACAGCACTTGTAGGCGCAACAAGAACCTTAACTATATCAAGTAACTGGGGTGCTCCAACACCAGTTTCACTAGCAGGCACCACTGTAGCAGGGTCAAATGTTATAATAATGGCAAGCACCGTCGGATTATCGGCGGGTATGCAAGTTACAGGTACTAACACCAGTCTTACAACAGGCAGAGCTGTAACTTTCACAGATGCAGGAGATACTGTTAATTTAACTGCACATGGACTAAGCAACGGAGATGAAGTTTCTTTTTCAGTTATAACAACAACAACAGGTATTGTAATTAACACAATATATTTTGTTGTTGAAGCTACTTCGGATACATTTCAAGTTGCTGCTACTCTCGGAGGGTCTGCGCTTCCATTAACAACAAACGGCTCTGGAACAGTTCGATATAATTCCACAATTGCGAGTATTATAGCTAATACCAGTGTCACAATGACTAGACCGATGGCAGGAAGTGCTTCCCAAACATTAGCGTTCCGTTTGTTAGGAACATATAAAGCATTACTTAAAGGTTTTGCAATAACAGGATAATTTTATGAATGATTTAGGATTTTACAAAAAAGACGGAACACAAATTCTCTATGCCCCAAATATCGTTGAGGGGCCAAATTATATGTTAACTATAGAGGATAAAGATAATTATTCTTATCCTGTGGATGGATGGATTTATGCCACTTCATTAGACAATGCAATAAATATTTTCGCGGGATTACAAAATGGTTCAGGAGAGAATTGTTTTGAAGTTATTCCCGAAGGATTTTTTCTATCTACAGATGATGTAAGTAGAAACGCTTTTACGCAAATGACTACCTTGATACAAGAAGCTTTGTCACTAGGTTTTATTGATAATAATACGCTGCAAACAATTACAGACAGTCAGAGCAGAAAACAAACCCTGACAACTTTGAGATTTAGGCAGATTATGATTCAATATGGGTTTTATTATAAAAATCTATGGGATAATTATTAGTAGTATATAAATAATTACTATACATGGAAACATTATTAATTATTCAAGCATTAGTTGAGATTTTAGTTGGAATATCTGCACTTATAGGAGTTTTATGGGGTGGATGGAAATTAATAGTTAGCCCAATACGAAAGATACTAGATTATCAGAAAAATCATGAGACAGAGCAATTAGAAATTCGCAAAACATTAAACGAAGAGGTTTTACCTGTTATAAATTCATTAAAAAGGGAATTCTCTAAAAATGGAGGAAAGTCTATCAAGGATCAAATTAATCGTATCAGTGATGCAGTGGCTCTTGCTGAACTACGTTCTAAGATGATTGCTAGTAACCTACTAACCGCAGGTACATATGAATGTAGTCCAACCGGAGAATGTACATGGGTCAACAAAGCCCTATGTGAAATGTTTGGCCTCACATATGATGAATGTATGGGCAATGGATGGCTCACTGGTGTAGTAGGCGATGATCGTACATATGTATGGAAACAATGGAATGAAAGTATCTCTCTTGATATTCCTTATGAAGCCGAGTATCTAGTTTTAAATCATATCACCAATAAAAAAATCAAAGTACGAGCAACTGCTGTTGCCCATAAATCAATTGATGGAAAGGTGCTGGGGTTCTATGGCACAATTATTCGTTTGGGGGATGTCTAATATATTATTAAACTTTTCTATAATTATATCAGATACTTTTTTAGTATCTTTTTCATCATTTTCCTGATGACCCTCTGTGTATAATACTAGTTCTAGAAAATTCATATTTATTTTTTATTTCTTCTACGAAGTCTTTTTTGTCTGCGTATTTGAGCGCGGCGTATATCCTTACACTCTTCATATGCACCTGTTCCCGGTCTAGGATTTCTCAGACATTTAGTATAGTCGAATGAACCATCTTTATGTCCCCAATAAATTCTTTTAAAACCCGGTGAATACGGGTTTTCACGACAAGCCATGAAACGGTATCCCGACTTATCGCTTAATTGGCGAAGAGACGGACCCTGACATCTTTTGGCTTCTGTTAAGATTTCTTGAACAAATTTATCAAACTCTGGAGTCATATGTGTATTTATTATTTTATATTAAAATTATTTAAATAATCTTGAAATGCTCCAAAATCATTATCTAATAATATATAATAACGCTTCCCTGACAATTCCGTAAAATGTTTTTTCATTTCATTCTTCTCTGTACCCTGTTTATTATATATCCATGTTGACTTTATCTCTACGATCAAATTTAAACTTTTAATATAGAAATCTGGATAATAAAAATGTTTTGTTTTATCGGAAAAATATTCTATTCGAGACGGTTTATAGTCAATATCATCAACATTGAATATTTTATTATCAAAGATATAATCTAAAAATTGTGGTTCATAGCCTCGTAGATATATTTTCTCGTTATTAGGTAATATATATTCTTTCCTTTTACCCGAACTGGAAAAGAATTTAGCCACATATTCTGGATTATTGAAATTATTTAATCGAACTTCTTTAGGAGTTCTTAATTTTAAATCCGTGTTCTGTAATATTTTTGTTATTTTAGGGGCAGAACAGTTATATAACTTAGCTAATTCTACAGTGTTTTTACCGTCAATATATAATTGCTTAATTATGTCTATTTCTCCGTTGTTAAACTTTTTTAAATTATGCGTCCTATATGATACATTATTTTTTTCTAATATTAATGATATAACGGAACTCGTGCAATTAAACATTTTTGCTATATGTTTAATTGGGTGGTTACTGTTGAAAAGTTTTATTATCTCTTCTGATTTTTCCATTAACGAATTAGGGGGGAGTTTAAGATTTTTCTCAATTTTAAATAAATTATTTTTTCGTATATATTGTTTCAATACATTAATGGTTACATTTAATTTTTCAGCAATTTGTCTATTATACATTCCAGCATTTCGTAATGAAATATATTCATCGAGAGATATTTTGGCCCACTCGGCTTTTTTGATATGCCACTCATTTCTATCCAATTTTTTTCGAATATTATTATACTCTAATAAATTAACTATATGGACATAGCTTTTTATATTTAAAATTTTTGCTATTTGAGGTATCGGGGTTTGTTTATGATACAAGTCTATAATAAGTTTTATTTGATCTTCTTTAATTATTTTACAATTTGGATATAATTTATATTGAGGCAATAGTTGCATATATCAATATTTAGTGGAAAATATGAATACGTGTAACAAAAAAGGAAGGAGGGTTAGCACACGAACATGGACGGAGGAGCAGTGTAATAATTCTCATTTCTCAACTCTTTCATAAGAGTTTCGATACGCGCAGTACCATCCTGAACCAATGATGATCCTTCCAATGTTGCACCACCATATAAAGTAACGGTGCCGTACTTAGAACGAATATTTCCAATTACTTGTTTTGCTCTTGCAAGCGTATATTCTCTAACGAAATAGGTAGAAAGTAACTCTTGAACAGGCGCTTCAACATATACACCAATAAGATAACATTGATTATTATACGCACCGATAACACTAGAACTACAACAAGTACCACCATTTTGTTGACTTAACGGAGGTTCAGGAGTCATCTTCAAGTATTGGGTTCTCTCATCCCATTGATAAGAAATATACCGAAGCATTTTCTTACTCTGTTCTACGAAAGAACGAGCTAAGTGATATGTGACAAGATCATATCCACCACCAGCGGTTATTCTTGATCCTTGTAGATTGTATCCAAAGGTAGAAGCTAGAAGCGCATAATCAAAATTGAAAAGTAGATCAGAACCATAACCACCGTAACTTCCGGTATTGTTGGCATTGTCTAGACTGAAAACACCATAAATCTTACGTTTACGGTTAAGACCATAATCATAGTTATAGCTATAATATGAAGAAACTTCACCGACTTCTGTAGATTGGGTTTTCTTGTAGAACGAAATATCAACTGGAATCTTATCAGGAGTATGACGGATACAGTCAGAATTAGCACTAATATAATAGTTCAAAGTGAATCCATTATTATTCCATCCGCAATGCGTATCATATAAGGCATTTGTATCTGGTTTGAAATCTTTTAGGAACTGAACACTTTCAAGATACATTTTACCATTAGTACTAAGGGCTGAATTACATAGAGTGAAATTGCTATAAATTCCATTATTAGAGTTTAGCGGAATAGAATCACCGCCCGCACAGATAGGAACATTATTAAGCTTAACATGGGTAGCTTTACTGATGTCAGTAGCAGATAAATCCCAAATAACACCATCACTACCACTGATAACATTTCTGAATAATAAGAAATCTACTGAGGAAGTTGACCAATTAATTGATGAAATAGCTGCACAGTTACAGTTGCAATCGCTACAGAATAGATCGAAATATGCAGATACGGTAGGAAAATTAACCGAACTTGTAGCAATGGTTACAGCGGAAATGGTCTGAGTTGCAAGCACATAATCATATGCAGGGGAAATATTGTATTGAGAAGATAGTGCCGAACATGCATTTATGAGACGGGTATTACACTTAGGGAAAATGTAACCACTGCCTCCACCAATTTCTAAACATGCTTCCAATGGAGGACCAAATAGAATATTTGATGGATAGAATGCCACAATATCATAATAAGATATAGGAATACTTGATAGTAGATTTCCCATTGCTGACAATGGAATAGAATCTAAGGAATAACCGGGAATCGCTGAAACTGCTGATGCCAAAGGTGCCAAAGTTACATTATTAACAAAGTCAAAAGTTAATGCAGATAATGAAGGATTTCCGCTAAGTTGAAACCACTGAGAATTGATAGGATTAAGCTGAACACAATCTAGGTTACATACTGTGTTAGCATTCCATGGATTTTTAGGATCAAAATACAAATACATGTATTGTCCACTTACACCACTATAAGCAATACTATAAGGATTTGTATTATCTACAAATGATGGATAAGAGAACGGTGTAACAGATAGAAAAGCAGATTTAGTATCAATTAAATCATAGGTTGTAACCAATGAAGTAACCGCAGAAACAACTGTTGTGACGTTGCAATATTGACTATTACATCCTACAGAGATTAGATCGTCAAGTTTGACACCACATCCTTGTTTATACATGTTCGCACAGAAAATAAGATATTCTTCCTTAGAGCCACCGCCCCAAGTTGTATAATTTTCAATTGCCTCATCAATAATAACCGCCCATTGTGCATCGGTTAACTCATCATTTTGAATAGGAAATCCGAGCAAGGATTTACATCTATACACTAAGTCCGCATAATTATTAATTATCGGACTTAAAAATGTACTACCAAAACCATCTGGAACTATGTTATTCATTATTACTATTTATTCATAATTTACTTTGGTGGAGGTGGAGGAGGGGGCGCGGCTGTTTTTTCTCCACCGCCTTCTGCTTTAGGTGCTCCTGCACTTGCTGGTGATCCGCCTTCACCGCCAGTTGCTGCTGCATCACCTTCTGGTGGTGCTCCAAAATCTGGTAAACTAGTATCTCCGCCGCCTCCGCCAGTAGGAAGTCCTCCCCCACCACCGCCTCCGCCGCCAAGTCCACCTAATCCAGCATCGTCTCCACCTGCTAGAGTATCTTCCATTTCTTGTAATGCTTTTTCTCGGAAGTCTGGACCGTTTGCTTCGATTTGTGCTAGTTCCCATCTCAATGCGGCATCTTTTTGCATCAATGCTCTATTAGCTAAGATTTCTTCATCACTCATACCAAACCACATCTTCTGTGCAAAGGTTGCACTGATGAAGTCTTGAGACGCAATGTTAGTATAGTTATCTAACTTCTGTTGGAAAATCTGCTGTTCTCTAATCTGGAAGAACTGAGTAGGTTCATTCATTTTGACATCAATATCTTCTTCTTGAATATCATATTGTTCCCACCAGCTAACGCCTTCATCATCAATTTCTTTGATTTTTCCATCAATGAATTCTAAGGTTTTTGCGGCTGTTGTAGTTTCAGTAAGCAATCTCTTCTTACTATCTTGAATTTTATTAACTAAGAATTCATCTGCCTCCGTAATTAATTGTGTATCTAATCCAAACAATTCTTCATTGATAAGGATTGATCTTTCATAAATTTTTTCACGTTCTTCGACCAATGATTCTCTCATTGATTGCATTTTTTCACTTACTGCTTCTGATAGAATATCATAATAATCCCAACACTTACTGTTGAAATTATCTTTAAATACGCTGGATACTTTTAAATTTTCTTTTGCATTAGGATCATTTTTATTAGGAACCTTGATGTCATTTACTTTATATTTCTTGGCTTGATCTAATAGACGTTTCCCACGAAGTTTCAAATGAACAATGAAGGATTTCTTAATAGCACTTGCCCATAGCTTTTGAACGGTTATAATGAATTCGGCAAAGCGTAATTCTTCACGGGTAATATTTTCACCGTCACTGAATGCTGTTTCAGAATTCAAACGACCAAGAGGTACGTGCAATGCAGTATAAAGACACTGAACGAAATAGTTAAGAGTGTCTAAGTTATCTGCTGATTGTTTACCACCACCGACGCTTTCCACAGTAGAGCCAGAACCATCTTTTCCTTTAGGGAACCAATAGTTTTCCAACATACCTTGTGGGTCATAAACGTTTTCAATTCTACCATCTTGACCTACGGTTTTCTTTGACCAGAAACTTGCCATCATTCGTTTCATGTATTTTTCTGCTTGAGCAGCCGGAAGATTTCCTGTGTCAATATTGAATACTAATCTTTCAGGAGCACGCACTAACATGTAGATAACGGTTGCATCTTCGATAAGACTCAACTGTCTGTATGGACCTTGTGCATGTGCAAGAATAGGAATACGGAATTTCTTACCAGTAGTTTCCCATTGATCATTACAGATATAAGTAATCTGCTTATCATTAAGGAACATTGGTTGATGCTGTCTTCCAGAACTAACGGAACTCTGTGCAGTGAACTTACCCCATTGGTAAGGATAATCATCATGTTCCTTAGTACGCATAATGAAACAGTCGATAAGTTCATTATCTAAGTCATAGTAAAGAGGGTCGATACGTTCTGCGGCAATACGGGTTGTGCCAATAATACCTAAATCGGTTTGCTTAGAAGAGACGATATTTTCAAAGAATAGTTCACCTTCTGTAATCCAGTCACGGGCATATTGCCAGCCTTTTTCTTCAAATTTATAAACATTAAGGAACTTCTGGAATTCTTTTTCAATCAAAGAACGGACTTCATCATTGTAATCCCCACGGAGACGACACTTAAAGATTTCTCCCTTGTCGTCTCTTTCAAACATTTCGTTACAAATTTCACGAACAGCATTTTCCACTTTTGGATATTGAGACATGCTTCTGAAATCAATGATACGACGCTTTTTGTTTTCGGAGCTAATTCCGCTCATCAATTGATGATAGAATAGATTAGGAACACGACCACCGTTAGTAGTGTATTCCATTTGATTATCAAATTGGTTGGTAATGGATAGGCGCTGAACCTGTTTATCCTTTGTTACACCGGGACCATTGAAAATGTTGTACTTATCATTGATTTTTTGAATATCATTATCTCCGAATAATGATTTTACATATGGTAAGTTGGATATTGTTCTGTCAACAGTGTTCATGATAGATATTTATGAAAATAATATATTCAATCAATTTATAATTATTTAAATATAACCTTATTGAGGATAGTATTTATCGGTTTGAGATTGTCGATATTCGCAAGAATATAATTTTCAATATTCTCCTGAACAGCAGGATCATCAAAACCTCTAACAATTAGATTGAATTTATTTGATTTATGACCGGGCGGTCTATTCATATGGAAGAACTTAACTTGCTCCAAACATGTATATTTCTTAGTTGGCACATGGAAAATCAAATCATTCCAATTAGAATAATGCTTATTATTAGCCAATGATAGAATTTGGAAGTTGTTTAAGCAACTATGGTGAATACGAAGATCATCAAATTTACCTACCAAATATTCATTCTCAATAGAACGTTCAAGTTTGTTTGCACCTAGTTTTCCACTGGTTCCTCCGATGATAAACGGCGAAACCTTGGTTCCAAAGTTAACCATCTTGATATTTGAAACATTTTGGTCAATACCGTAGAACTTGCTTAGGCGTTCAATACCATTAATGTATAGTTTAATACTGGTAGTATTATCTTCCACTTTATGAACTAGGGAGAAATGAACCCATCCACGAAGGTTCTTAACCGGATAATACATCTGTAATAGTTCAGTATTAGAACCACATTTAAGATTCATCTTGACGGAGAATGCAGGATTTTGGGTAGAAATATTCCCTGTGGAAGACTTCTCATACTTTCTCTTAATATCAAAATCGGTGAAATCACCTTTGGTAGTCAAGTAGAATGGATTACATTTGTTTAAGTTGACAACATCATTGAGATTTATTCTCTTAATGATTTCCCCGTTTGAATTCATTTTCATAATATATCTATTATTATTGAAAATAATCCATAGAATATCTTGTTCGATAGAGTTGATCACATCTTTAACGAAATTCATTTCGAATGAAGTTTCTTTGAAAACAACTGGAAGATTTATAGTGAATAGTAATTTCTGTGTCGGGGATAGCTTCATGATCTTATTACGATCATATAGAATCCACATATTATTAGATAAGTCGAACTTAATCACATTGATTTCCTTGCCAACATGGAAATACATCTCATCATTTTTATAGATATTACTACCTATATGTTTATAGATATTATTATTGTTATCACAATACATATTATCTGCAATGGAAGTTTTAATGGTATTATTTCCATCTATTTCAAAATTATTAAATTTAGGAGATATGAAATAATTAGCCACAAGATTTCCGTTTTGATCAAATGCAGAAATGGTATGATTCGAACTATCCAAGATGACTAACTGGTTTAATCCATTCAGTTTCATTGCTTTAATTACGGAATTCGATGGTAGGTCAATCACTTCTCTAAGAAGATCATCTGATTCTAGCTTGATGATTTTCTTGTTGAAATCATCAAGCATCCAACGTGCTCCGAAGAAATCGGTAGCAATGAATTTAATATGTGGAGTAACTAACCCGGCACTTTTCTGTAAATCTTTTTCAAATATCTTATATCCTTTTGGATTGAAACCGTAAACCATCCCAATATTAGTGGGGAAAGTGAGTAAGCTATTGGTTCCTCCGGTATTATAGTTCACACTATAACCTTCGAAGTTAGAGAAGTTACCAAATATCTGACTATCTGGACCATACATCCAATCGTCTTTATATGTCCAAAATGAAGTAGTGAAATCGTATTCTTTTAATAGATTATCGACAGGAGGGATATGTCCATGAACAGAGCCATCTAGTATCAATTCTGATTCATGATAAGGATATGTTCCTTCGATAAATCCTTGAACTCCGTTGAGTTCATCTTTAAAAACTGTACCCCATGCAGAGATACAACACTTCTGAGTTGTTGCAAAATAGTCAATAAAGTCCAAATTTCTTTGTGGACCCAATCTATTAATGGTCACAGTATCCCCATCACGAATACTCATTGAAGAAGGAATATCTACAACCGGACTGAATGGGGAAGTATTAACTTTACTAATAAGTGCATCACCTTGCGTGATATTATTAGGATCGTACCAGCGTTCCATCCATTGTTTAGGAAATCCTTGTAGAACATAACTACCGGATAACCATAGACATAGAGGAGTTCCGTTGAAATTGGTTCTATTTGGAATTCCTGTGGCATCGAAACGATTCAAATAAATGACATCAGAGTCTAGTGGCTGAGAACCTCCAATGGCCCCTGATTCAGCTAATCCGAGAGAACTAACTGCCACATTAATATTTTTGCCTTGAATACTAAATGATGCTTCTTCATCTGGTTGGATGTTCACTGGCATATAATCAGTTTTATACTCAATAAAAAGATCATTATTATCTGCTCCGCATGCATTGCTAAATGCCAAGGATTTATAATCACGAAAGTTAGTGAACCAGCCTTTTTCTTCATTGATATTCAATGTATTCTTCATTGGAACTACATTGAATATCAGTTCCGATGAGAGTGGACATGTAATTAAATAATTTCCTTTGGTTTCAAGTGTAGAACGAACATTTAAATTAAAATTATCTAAATCATTTAATTCTCTAACAGAATAGGTAGATACCGTCTGTTTTGCCTTATTATACGTATCATAAAACAATGATGATAGTGTAATATTATCTGTTAGGAATGATATACTATTATTTGTTATCTCAATATCCTTGACGTTGGTTAGACAGTTATATGAAGATAGAGAATATTCTAGGGAATCATCCACTGACGTAACGGGAACGATATTTCTACCATTATGTATATAGGACATAACCAATGGAGAAATATTAGCAGAAAGAGGTTCTATGTTTATCGCGGATAGGATCACATATTTATTTATCTACTATTTTGAATGGTGTAATGTTTTGCTGGTTGGAAGAGTAAAATTGTAATTCATTATCTACCCGTTGAATCTTTTTAATTACATTAGTGACCCCTAAATCAACACTATATTTCGAATAATTGATTAATTCTGGTTTAGAAGTAATGTCAAAGGTTAATACATTTAATATACGAAACTCATTTGTAACGGTAGTAATCAACACGTCTGCGGTAGTGTCACTAACGGATAATAACGGTGGATGGTATGCAGTCAATGAACCTAATACAGAACTTGTCCATGTAGGCTTATCAGCATCTGTGGGATATTGCATGGCTATATTATGATTATTAATATCGTATTTGTAAATTTTAGGCATGAACGAATTATCCAATGCCGACACGGTGAAAAGTGTCACAGATTTTTCATTTTGATCGAAATATGCATCCACAACTCCGTTTCCAGTAGGTTGCACAACATCAGAATTCAATAATCCGAGATTTAAAACAATTGATTTGTTTGATTGTAAAGGAAATTCTGTATAATTGTAGTTAATTTTATCAAATAAAACATGCCCATAGTAAGAATGATTAAATCCATCATCTTTACATTTAACTTCTATCATCAAGGTATCATAAAAAACCTTTAAACGAGTTATTCCATAATCGGTACTAGTGCTGGATAATGCAGAATATATATTATACATAATAAATTTACTTATCCGACTAATATTAGGAAACCATCCTCTGTGATTAATCTATAACCATCTTCTGTGACAATAATTCCTTCGGTTGCACCTGTAAAAGTTATTGCCATATACTTGTTGAAAATTTCAGCCAAATATTCTTGACCGGAATATAAAACACCATCAGGACTTTTCATAGATAAATTGCCCACAAGAGAACGACTGAATGGCTTATTGGAAGTCAAATAATACTGGTTTCCAAAAATATCAGTTTGCCATTCTAATAAATCATATGACAAATCTGTCAAATCATTTGGACCTGTAGTATAAGGATAATATGATTGCTTACCTCTTAATAAAGGTATCCCGATATTATTTTTATACTTTCTAGAATCAATCTTTGTAGGAGTTAACGGGTAATCAAACTTGTTTAAACGAACAGCACTCACCCCATTAACAGATACATTTTTTGCTTGGGTGGCATTTGATAATTCATATTTTCCAACTCCTAATTTATTAGGAATCATTAATCCTAATTGTTTATGTGACATTAGATTATCATCTATTTGTTTATAAAGGAAATTAGCGGTTTTATCATTTAATAGATTGCTCCAAGGTTTGGCTGCTTTAGCCAATAATCCAGAAAGAGGGGAATGGTACACCGATCCCGCAGTCAAATCCACAACATTAAAATTGAGATTGAATGCATTTCGTGCAAAGTAGTTAATGAATACAGGTATGCCTGATAGTTCAGTATTAAGAGTAATATCCGCAGGAATGTTTGTAGCAGTTACACCAGTCTTAGAGGTTTCACAGAAATCGCCACAACCACATATACTAAATTCTTGACATTCAGAATAACATTGTGGAACATATGAGTTACAGTATTTGTCCGCACGTTCGTGTAGATAATTTAATACATCAGAATATACACAATCATCTATGCTAATTTTATTCCAATGCATTTTTGGATCAAATATCTTGAGAGTGATAGGCTGTTTCCATGTGAAGCACTGATTACATTCACTTAATTCATAACGGATAACATTCTGTTCAGTTAATAGTAACGTGCTAGGAATAGGCTGAGAAAGCTGTAAGTATTCATTAACATTACGATTATCATCGGTGATACGTTGTACAGGCTTTGTCTTGTCCCCATAAGATGCATGTGCCCAATAAGAACTATTATTTAAAAGAGGAACCTTGATAAGGAAATTAATTGCAGGAGAACTAAACACAACTTTTTTATAAGTTATATTTGGATCATCATTAAAAACAGTAATATAATTACCACTTATAGGGGTAATATCTGTTCCATTATAAAGTAGTTTTTGCTTAGCAATTACATACGAATCTTTATGAGAATAGGTGTAAAATGATCCTGATTCTAGTGTCATATCACTACGTAAACCAGTATCTATCCATTCACCGTTACTGTTTTTGACTGCCTTGTACCAAGATGGCACGCTATCAATAATAGAACAATCACTTGTCTTTATGGTGGAAGATGAGTATCCTTGGTTGATTATAAATGGCGGTAAGCTATAGTTACAGCTATCAAGATTGGTGCGGTAATAGATATAACTCTTGCCCGTTTCCAAGATAAATGGAATATTTGATGAGCGAATCCAGCGACCCTTATTCCATCCAATATCTTTCTCAATAAGATGATCTGGTCTGAATCTAATAAGATCAGATGATTCAGTATAGGATTTACCATCGTTACCTCTCCAATCGACTAAGTTAAATGCTTGGTCGGGTTGAGTATCAGGAACGATGAAATCAGGGAATACTTTCTTAATGCTTAGGTTATCGCCTTGATGCCCTAACGGAGAATAGTACACTGATTTACAGCTACATTTCTTCCAGCGTTCATATCTTTCTGTATCATCAACGGATAAGAAATTCACATCAATGATAGAATTGTTATGGTTTAATTGAGTATATTCGCAAGACGGATCATGGTTGAATCCAGTGAAACCCTTGACAGTATTAATATCTGTATCGGTTCCACACCATACGAAACGCACATATTCTCCTTGATCAGTACGGAATGCAATACCCGGTTGAGTAGTTCCGCTGATATAATTCCATTGGGTGTAATACTGGGTTAGTTGATTAACCCCACAAGTATAATCATTTAAGAAAATGTTCTGTGAATACTTTAGAGGTATTCCTTTTAGCCATGCTGCTTCGATTTCAGGACCACATGGAGCCTTCAATTTAACAATCATATCAGATGTCGCAATATCTTCTCCTGCAATCGCACCGGAGAAAGATTCATTTACAGGCACAGATGAAAGGGCAACAGTATCTCCACTTTCATATTCATAATACAAGTCACTTAAATTATCAAAGGATGTAAGTGGATAGTATATGTTAGTGTCTCCGACTACAACGGGTAATTGTGTTTGGTTAAATTTATAAAGCCATGCAATATCAATATTTCCAGTGAATACGCCATTAGGATTTTGGTCATCAATTGTGTATTGAGCGGTATTGCTTCTGATTAGAAGTTTGTCGGCTGTCTTAAATTTGTTTGAGGCATATGCACCACATTGTTCCAAAGTTAGATTCTGGATATTAACTGGCTGAACAGATGAATTGGTTACGGTTCCGCTCCAATATAATTTCTCGATTTCTTTCTGGTTATTCTGGTAACTAACTTCATTAGGGAAGAATCTCTTATCTTCCTCATAACGATCCGTTATTAGTCGTCCTGTCCATTCGCCACCTTCGGCACTCAATCCTATACCGGGATAAGGGAATTTAAATTCGCGCCCATCAGAAATAGTTGCATTCATTTCTGTGTCATATGTATAGTTTGCTGCAGACATTAACCATGCGGCTTCTGTCTTCAAGTTTCCATAATTAACAAAGATAATATCTGATGCAGAGAAATCCCCCGAACCTGTAGCATTAGACCAATCCAACGCAGATAGGGTAATGTCATTGTAACGTCCTTCTGGAATTTCATTAACATTTTCTCCACTGAACCAGTAGAAAAAGTTATTATTAGCTTCGATAGGTAAGGATACATCAATACTATTAAATATTGATCCACCGCCAGAAATGTAATATAAATCTGTTCCTAAATACTTCTCCCATCCTGCACGGATAAGATCGGAGCTTTGTAGATTATCTGTTTCACATAAGAAAATAGATTCAAGAGGAGCATTATTACTATCAGTAGTAATATCTCCTAGCTGGGTACAGATATTAGATACATAACCGTCAAGCACACATAGAAGAGGATTTATATCTAATGTGTTATCATTTGCATAATTGGTTGTGTCATATAATTCTTCAATTTCAAGCTTGAATGAGGGAGATACCGCAGAAAGATCGGGACTATTATTGGAATATAATCCATCCTCAGAGAATTCTTTCTTGGTGAAAAGTCCTAGTAGATTTTTATACAGGAATCGTTCAATACCCAATTCAGAACCGATAGAAGCATAGTGCAACTTACTCTGTTTGATATTATCACGATGATTAATATAATACACCGCAATTTCTTTAAGCTTTTTCGCATAGAATGGAATAGCTATTTTCAATTCGGTATTAGATGATAAATCTATGTTAGCATACCGTTGAAACTCTGGATCATATTTGAAAATATTTGATAACTTCTTAATTAATGCAATATAATCATTTTTTAAGTTATTCGCCTTGGCAGTTGCTTGATCATCTTTATTGGTATAGAAACTTAACAAATATTGTTCATATTGTTTCTGTGCATCATTAGGAATAATTGCCACATGCTGAGATAGCCAATCCTTATAGTTCAAAGGAGTGGAAGTGTTTAAAATATCTCTGGATGAGATTTGTTGCGGTTGGGCAATCTTTCTAAGGACAATAGAAGGCATAACTATTATTTATTATATGTGCCCACCGTATTAAACAACTGTTATTCTTGATATTAGAGGAGAAGTATAAAGGAAAGGGAACTGGAATGATTCTAATGCAATATTAGTACTGAAAGAAGTTGTGTAGGTTGGATACAAAGGATTCCATAGTAACAACTGTAATCCTTCAATGGTTGTACCTACATCATTGATACGAGTGCCAATGTTAGCCACACCATCCAATGCCAAAATATCTGTAACCAATTGGTTAACATCTATCTTCTGTCCAAGATTATTATTGATACGACTAAAGAAATTTACGATCAATGATTCCACATCCGCAGCAATAGTTGAATCGCTTTTACGAGTAATCTTATCCTTATAGATTATAATCTGTGTATTATTGATGTCATTTACTGTTGGCTGTCCTGTAACAGATGCGGCAAAATCAATTGCCATATAAACTGGATCAGCAATAATAACCTCGGAGGTTAGTACTTTTTGCTCATTGATAGTATTGATTATCAATGATTTCTGCTCAGGGAATATATAGGATTTAACATTATTACGAGTCTTAGGAACACAGAAACAATAGATATTATTGAAGTTACATGCATCGGCAAAATGAACTTGATTATATAATGCACGGTATTCCAATTGAGGATTTGTCAATCCCAAGTTATAGAAATATTTGGTATAACTATTTAAATATTCGTCATTATTCATAACAGACACATCATGAAGAATATTGGCAAAGTTAGTTTTGAGGAATGTCTGGTAGGACTTAGCAGTAGTTAGACTAAACTGTGAACGATAATTAGCAGGTGCATTTTGACGAATTTGTTCAATAGTTTCTGGTTCACTGTAATATGTGCTAGGGGATGCATTATCGAGAGATACTACATTCAATGTGTTATTGTCGAGTATATTTTGAACCTTTTCATCTGTGAAAATTTCTTCAATTCTGGTAGTGTCGAAAATAGTAAGTTTTTTATTAGCAATTGCATTGATTCCAACTTCTCCACTAGGACCATCAGATGCCAAATAATAAATTCCAATTTGAGTATTTTCCGGTAATTGCTTACCATTGATATTGTTTCCAAATTTGATTTCGTAACGACGGTTTTCACTGTAACGCACTTCGAAAACTTGATCAGCCGCATTATTAAGATATAATGATGCGGTTCTGCTCCATTTTGTCCAAATACCATTTGGCTCTTTAATATAAACGAAAATGTTAAAATGATCAACTAAGGTTGTGTCATCAGGAATTATAAAGACTGTTTCATTCGGAGTACCAGATGAAATTACAGTTGGATATTCTTGGAACGAACCTTGATACAAAATCTTAGAGTTGTTTATATCAATAATCTGTTCAGAGATAGTATCAACTAATTTGCTGAAAACTAAATCATCATTGAAGGAATATTTAATTCCGCCCAAGGTGATAGAAGAATACCGAGGAATGGTATAAAATCCTGCCTTCAAAGTTTGGGCAGTCATTGTATAATTAACCGATGCTGTTTGAGAACCAATCGGATTATAACTTAATGCTTTAACAATTCCATTAATAGACTTATATAATGATGTTTCAGAGAAGGTTCCATTAGAACTTGTCTTATTTAGATTATAAAGTAACAATGAGAAAACCATTGATACTACATCATTGATAGCGGATATGTTGCTTCCTTCGAAACTCTGATCAGAGAATACTCCTGTTTGAGTTAATCTTTCACGTATTTTATCTCGAATAGAAAGTCCATCGAAAGCTAAGTAAGCATCCTTTGAAACTGGAAAATTATCATTCATCTAATTATTTACATTATAATTAGATCACTTCCCTTTTCTTTTTTCCCGCTGTCCTACGACGTTTGGATGTTGTTTGCCGTCATTATACGAATTATCACCTTTGGACTGTCCTTGGGGTGTTTCCTTGCCGGGAACAGGGATTTGCATAATATTCTCGGGTTCAACTACACTTTTCAATACAGATATTGGCAAGGTCATAGGGGCATGCCAAGTAGCACTTAGTCCCGGTGAATAATTAACTACATCCGCCTCTTGAAAATCATTACTAGTTGGAAGAGATGCATAAACACTGTTAACTGGACGTACAGTTTTTAATGCAGACACATACAAAAGAGCCTTATCATTTGCTAACTTTTGTAATTGAGCAAGATATGAAATTCCTTTTCTCTGAATAATATCATCTGCAATATCTTTGCGTTTGATCATGGTTGGATCAATAACCACAACAGATTGTGGACGAATAGTGCCAAGTGCAACTGATTCTAATACACTTTCATAAAGTTCTAAAAATTTGGACATATCCTTTATTTATCATATAATATAAATAATTAAAATGATAACTATTAGTAATCTGTCAAATAAAAAGAATATCAATAAACCAACTTTTGTTGATTTAAATCTTGATTTCCAAATGAACCAAGTTTCAAGCAATAGGAAAAATGCTGATGTGGTCTTAGGTAATGATCTTATAGTTGATACAGATGATCGTGCTATTATGAATTCTATTCAGAACATTTTATCACAGAAGCGGTATCTTAATCCAGCATTCAACATAGATTTATCTAATTTTATTGGACAACCTCTCTCTGATATGGGAGCAACGGCACTTGGAAATACCATAGATAAAGGTATTGCACTATTTGAACCGCGTGTTAAAGTACAAAAGATTTTGGTTGCAACCGATCATGATACTAACACTTACGTTATAGCTATTATTCTAGTTCTTCCTAATTTAGGAAATAAACAATTAATTATTAACAGTTCCTTATCCAATACCGGGGATTTCATAATTCATTATAAATAACTATATGTTTTTCAATGATTATATCAAACTAATAACCGAATCTCTTAATTCGGGAGAAAATAAACTAATGGACGAAATTAAACGCTGCCAAAGCAAAATAATAAATTTACATAAACAGATCAATATTCTCAACTATCAAGAAGTGTATCCCGATGGTGCAGCAGAACATTTGAAAGATTTATTAAGAAATGCAGTGGAAGATTATAAACAATTTGTTAATAGTCACATGGATAATATCATGCGTTCGTCCATAGGTAAAAGAATGTACATAGATTTTGCACAGGTATTAAAGACTATAAAAATATGAAATTAAATGATTTATATTTTCTAATTTCTGAATCGTCAGAGGATGATAGTGAACTTCTACGAAAAATTTCAACCTTTCATCGTAGAGTACGCGCAGCATTTACACGGGTTTATAAACTTCACCTAAATGGTGATATGTTTTCTAAGGCAGTATATAAGGAAAAACTTAAAAATGCATGGGCAAATGCCAGACAATTACAGGCCGCATATCTAGATTTCTTAGATAAGAATACTCATGCCCTTTTAATGAGCACCACCGCCACTGGAAAAATTAAAGAATTCAAAGACCGAAATCCCTTTATATTTTCTAGTAAATAAATAAGTGATTAACATTTCTCCACTTTCAGGTTATACATTAGATACCGCCTTTACCTTATCATTTTCAGATTTATCTGGATCATATATTGTAAATTGGGGCGATGGTACTATTGCTGATCTTACTAATAACACTCACCGTTACAGTGCGGGAAATGTTTATGATATTTTTGTGACTAATTGTAACAAAATATCTGCGTTCCAAGTATCAGCATTCCCTAATATTTTCTATCAGAATGCAATCAATGTATCGTATGATGTTTTATCTGCATACACCAGTTGCCCACAAACTCTTACTTTAAATATTTCTTCCACGGAACCTACTGCAACTGTATTCCTATATTCCAGTGGTAGCAATTCATCCCCTGTCACTGACACATCTTTCTGGAATCATTTAAATCCTGAATGGGGATTTTAT